AAGTAGCGGCTTGATACTTAATTGACTCATATGATTTTGCCATTGACTTTGCTGATTCAAAAATATCAGAAAGGCTCGTATCGCCATGTCCAACAACATCAGAAAAGTCTACCTGAATAGTATCAATACTATCAAAATCAATAGAATAGGAGAGAAGTCTTACACGATATATCTCACCATCTACCTTTATTCTAATCCAATTTCCAACTGAGAAATAATTCACAAGAGGTTTGAACTCATCAATAGTCAATAAGTTATTCAGCGTAGTAGATATAGAATGATTTTCTGTTGCCGCTTTATGAATCTCATAATTCGCAATCTGAACAAACTCAGCGGCTTTCTTAAATAACTCAGCATTGTCAAGCCCATCAGAAATATAATTATTATTCTGATAATCATCTTCCATTTTATACGAATACAGTTCCGTTGCAAGATCCTGACCAAGATAGTTAACAATATCCAATGTATCATTGATGATGTGCTTACGTTCCATAAGACTATCATATAAATCTTCAATAGCGGCGATCTCTTCATCACGAGTTTTTACCTCTGCTTCAATTGCCCTTAGCTTTTGAACATATGGAAGATAAATATAAGTATAGGCATTTACTCCACCTTCAACCAGTGCGGCACTTGTTGGATTGGAGATTCCCATTTCAACCATTACACCAATAGCACCTTCACAAGCAGAGAGAATAGATGCAAGTCCTGCTCTGGAATATTTCTTTAATCTATCCTTGAAATCTTCAATTCCAAGATCAAACAGTTCTGTTATAGAATAGCTATTCTTATCTAATTGGGCTACAGCCTTTTCAATCTTTTGTCTTGCATATATCTCATATGTGTCGTTGATTGGAATGTTAATTGTATCTGTTGTTGCCGTATCCTCTTTATCAGATACAGCGGTAACCTCAAAGCTACCTGTCCAAATATGATTCACAGAATCATAAACAGAGGATACGATCTTGGCTTTATATCTTGTATCAAGAATAATCTTGGTTGCATTAACAACAGCATTATCAACAGTAGTAGAAGATGCAGACCTTAGATTCGCCACAGCAACAGACGGAAGATTAATAGGTGTTATCCTATTTGCCTGTTCTTGTGCCGTAGTGTCCATATCTAATGTCGGTAATAAACCAGACTCAAGATAGATTTGAAAATCCATAACATCATAGACAGCGTTCATCAACTGAGCATATCCAATAATATCATCTATCTTAACAAGATCATCTTTGTATGGGAGATATTTATCTACTAAATGATTATATAATGTTAACTTTGCTGTTGGAATTGGAACATCATAAGTGTTCTCATAGTATTCATAATCAGCATCATAAGCAGATAGGCCATTCTTCAACTCAGGACTCATATCTTCCTTCATCTCATCTGTGAAGTACCAGATATATTGAGAGCCATTTGGGTTAGAGGAGATAATAGCCGCATCCATCAAACCATCACCAGACAATAATCTGAAACAGTTTTTAACAGCATCAGTATTTGTAGTTAAATTGATTTGCGTTGCAAGTCCGTCTGTATCTACAAAAATAGTAGTATCCTCTCCATAAGGATACTCAATATTCGAGCTTCCACAGTTCGGGCAAACACCACTAAAATCATCTCGTTTCCCACAGTTTTTACAATAGCTTCTTAAGTCGTAAGCTGAGATAGCTCTTTCAATACTTCCATCAGGAAGAGTGCCAGAGTCATAAACAAAGATACATTGCACCTCTTGTGCAATAGTATTAAAAGTATCATAAACATTCTGACCATCCAATGAGAACGTTCTTTGAATGTTCCTTAAGGATTCATCAACGTGTTTAATTGTAAAACCCATAGTAAAAGAAAGCACCCTATGTAAAAGGGACGCTTCTGGTTTTTGTGGATTAAAGAATACAGTAGGTTCTGTATATTCTTTTCGTAATATATCAGACTCAGTATTGATCTCAAGATTGTGAACGTTCATGTTAGATAGCTCAAACTCTGAGTTCGGTGTGAGGCTGATATTCTTTATCAATTCATTGCTTTCATCTACATCATATGTAAGTGCAAACCACTTATCATATTCTGGTATCCAAACCTTCCTGAAATTCTTGATCTCTTTCCAGTTGGCACTTGTAGCATCATCAACATAGTGCGTAGCGAAATTGATTTCAGTAGGAGAGTTCATATTGTCAGCAATATGAAAACCAGTAATGTTATCAATCACACCAATCTTTTTACCACTACGAGTTGCTAAGACCATAGTCGGTTTTGTTGGTGTGTTTTTTCCATTGAATTTTATCTTTATTGCCATTTTATCACACTCCAATCTTTGCTAATGGACGATAAGATATCGTAACATTACATGGCATAGATAAAGTATACGTGTTCCTTTTCTCATCAAATGTATTTATAACTTTTGGATAGATATAATTAAAATCATTTGCTATATCATGTGAAGTATCACCAGAGGTGATGATAGGATGATAAATAGCGATAGATTCATTTGCGCTACAGTTTTTAATTACAGTTGATTCATCAGGTGTCATATTATTGGAGATAGTTAAGTCTCCGCTATTTAAACAAGTGATGATAAACTTCGGATACAGTGTACCAACTTCATCTGAGGTGTTAAGAATAGAAAGTGAAGTTGTGTTGTTGTATGTGTAGCTTCTCTCCATATCCCATCCAAAAGGACTATTCGTAGTTAATGTTAATTCCAATCCAATGATATTTGTTCCTGCTCTAACCTGATTGATAGTGAAAGAGCCATAATATGTTATGTTCTCATAACCGTTTGAATACAATTGAAATGGCAAGTATTCTTTTCTCTGTAACCATCTTGCCAAATCCCTTACGTCTTCTACAGATAAATAATCACCTTGTGACCACATATCACAAACACTTTTGCAAATACAAAACGTTGTCGTTATAACAGTTTCATATGATATTCCTGATATTGTCCGTTTAATCCCATGTTGTAGCGGCACTTCAGCGAATGTAATCTCAGCACCATTAGAGATCTGATCATTTATCCCACTAAACTGGCAAATAATATATCCTTTTTCACTTAAAAGGATTCCATCATACATAAAATCCATTGCGCTTACACTCATCGCGCCACCTCCCGATATTTTAGAGTCTTAGCTTCAACTGAAGAATCTTATCGTCAATATCCAGTTGCGACTCTTTCATTTCTTTCAATCCATTTATAGTTTCTTTTAGTTCATTCATTTTTTCCTGATATTCATTTTTTAAATTTGAAAGATCAGATACGAGCTTATTGTATTCATCAATAGTTTGATTCACAGTATCACGAGCCTGAGTAATCTCTTTTTCCTCAGATAATTCCTTTAGCTGTTGTCTCAGCTTATCATTTTCTTCGACAAGCTCTGAATTACGATCTCTCAATATTTGAATTGTTTTGTTATAATCCATGATATATTCTCCAAAATAAAGTAGAGTCTGCACTTTCGCACAGACTCTACTTATATTATATATTGTTAAAACTTCACATTGTACTTATCAAATCTGCTTGTTCCTTTCAGTCTGTTATTCAACATTGCGTCAAACATTCTTTCCCACTTGTCACTACTCTGAATCTGTCTCATCAGATCCTCAAAGTCGGAAACATTGGAAATAGGAATAGTAATATTAATATCATTATTAATATCACCTGCATTATTTGTATTAACAATGTTTGTATCCTTAAGAACAGTAGACATGAACTTCTCAGGATCTTTGAGCATTCTCCACATATTATCTGTAGCCTGAGCATCCACGACCATGCTTTGTCTTGCCAATGGAGTAAGGATACTACCATCAGGACGAACAATAGTTTCCGTACCACGTTCGTTAACAAGAGCAAATCTATCTTTGTCTACAGATTGTGTACCTGTCCAATATCCCTTAAGCTGATCAAGAGATACCCAACCAAGGTCAGACCAAGGATCTCCGGGTTTAGTACCTGCCTTTCTAATACGATAAGGTTTACTAACTCCTGCGTAATTCGTAGCAGTCTGATAAATCTCTACGGCATTAGGCTGTCCAGAGAACTGAGAACCAACAGGCTTTACACCCCATGCGGAATAGTTATATTGTCCAGTGAATGTGACAATGTCACCTACCTCTGGTTTACCATTTCCTTGTGAGGTATTCTTGGCAGAATTGACCGCGGCTTTAGCACCAACACCTACACTGCCAGACCCGTTTCCTGCGCCAGTATTTGACTTAACAGGTTTGAGGTTTGAAACATCAGCTTTGGTGTATGTACCATTCCCCTTTGCGGCGGCTGAATTTGCATTCGCTTTCACATTGGAAGAAGATGGCGTACCAGTTTTTGTCTCAAACAATTTCTCCATAAGCTCTCTGATTTTGTCAAGATCATCTTTAACACTTCCCATGTTATTGATAACATCACCGACTTTTCCAGTTCCCATATCAATGGCGGCTAAGATATTAGAAGCTTTATCCATCTCCTGAATCTTATTTTTCACGCCATTAATCTGATCCTGAATGGCAGTTGAGTTCTCATCAAACGAACGTTTGATCGCATTAGTATCTCCATTGCCAAGGTATGCATCAAGAGCAGTTCCAATGTTATTGATAGATGTACCGACAGATCCACTCTCACCAATCAATGCTTTCTGTAATGTAGAGGCCATTGTATTGATAAGATTCTGGATAGACTGTTCGCCAGAAAGAGCAGAGTTGATAACAGACAAGTCTTCACTGAATGCATTATGGATATTCTCAGAGAGATTTCCATCACCAGTTCCAAGAAGCTTTGCAATGTTATCAATCTTCTCAGCATTCAACGTGATACCATATACCGAATCTCCAATTAAGGATGCGGCAGTTTGTCCATCGTATCCAAGAGCAGAAGCTACAGCAGTCAAGTATCCTTCAATCAATCCTGCGTGTGTAGAAATGTTTTCAAGCGTACTTGTCTGTCCGTTGGTTAATGTCTCAGTAATGATAGCACGATCATTGGAAAGTTCGGTCATCAACTCAGAGGTATATGTAGCAAGAGCAGGAAGACTATTAAAGTCAGAGCTTGCAAATACTTCATTAACCCCAGAAGTCACCTGATAACCAACATTTCCCGCAACTGTATTGATGGTATCACTAATCTGTCCAGACGCAAGGTTAATCTCGCCGATCTGTTCAGCAATTAAAACATCCAGATTGTCAAGTCTTTCATTGAGTACAGTATTGAAATCATCATACAGACCATTTAACAATTCCTTCTGATCAGAAATAGCTCTCTCGTAAAGAGTTTCTTGTAAACTTTCTTGAGCAGTTTCCAGAGAATTGTTAAGTTCCTGAAGTCTCTTACGATTTTCTTCTGAATCATCACCAGAAAGAGCGGCAAGCTGTTTCTGAATATTAGTAATGTTCTTAGTCTGGTTAGCTACATTCTTCTGATAGTCATAAAGAGATTTCTGCTGATCAAGGGCATTGCTATATGTATCAATGAGTTCCTTGAGATAGGAGAGTGTGCTTTGGATTCCCTGTTCAACGAGACTCTTTAATGCTTGCTTCTCTTGTTCTGCGGCAAGAATCATTTCCTGCTGAAGCTCAAGAAGCTGTTTACGTCTCTCATAAAGAGTTTTGTTATTCGGATCTTTTGCAAGGTCTTCAGATATCTTAAGCATCTCATCTCTGTACTCGTCTGCCTGTTGCATATAGACATTGTAGTTTAATCCATGCAAACCTTTAGTGCTCATACCACGATTAGTAATATAGCCTTGGTCAGAATACATCTTAAAGTTTGACATAAGATTGATTAAGAAATCAGCCTCAGAGGTAATATCTCCAATCATGGTTTGAGTAAGATCAAATTTATCCCACTGAAGCTGACGAATAGCATTATTATATTCTATAATACTATTAGTCATTTCATCAATAGCAATAGTAACTTGATCAACCTGATTCTTGTAATTGTACCACGCCTCAGAACCTTCCTCTACAGCACCAGTATCAACAGCCTCTTGGAACATAGTAAGCATTTCTTCATGCTTCTTATTAAGAATGAACATCTGGGTTTCTGCGTTGTCAATAAGCTTTTCATAATACTTCTGACTTACAAGATAGCCCTTCTGTTCTGTTCTATTGATAGCACTGTTGATTAAATTGCTTGCGTTCTCAAAAGATGTGAGTACGGAATCTGCACGATTCTGAATAAGATCAAATGCTTCTTGGTAAAGATTGGAAATATCCATGCAGAGATCGTATAAGGAATCCTGCATTTTTATAGCCTTATTGTACCATTCAGTATAGCTCTTAATAGAATTACTAAGCTCCTCATTCTGAATGTTCTCAATATCAATTGCACCCTTACGAACAAGTTCTTTATAGTAATCACTGAGCGGAATGTTCTCTGCCTCAGTCATATATCGCCAGTAAGCGGCTCTTGTCACAGCGATCTCATCATTAACATTATTGATGTTATCCATGATAGCATCCGCTCTGGTCTTATACTTCTGGAACGAGTTACCAATTACCTTATCAAGTTTTGCAATTTCTTCTTCAAGTCTCTGAATCTTTACCTCAATCCAGTCAATAACCTCTGAAAACTCATTGGCATTTTCTGTAGCATCAGAGCCTCCGCTTCCACCAGAACCTTCAGATGGAGTACGATCAGAACCGCCACCAGAACCACCAGAATCTTTTGCATTATCTGCGGCAAGACGATTTGCAATATCCTGAACATTGATACCACCATTGGCTTTAAGGAGTTCGATTTGGTAAAGATTCTTTGCAAGAGTATTACGAAGATCGTTAAGAACATTGGTATCACCCGTTATGATCTCTTCAAGTCTTGCTTTCGCTTCTGCATAACGCTGTTCTACATCTTGCCTGAAAATATTATTCCTATTAGTATCATCAGTAACAAGACCATCATTATCAAGAACACGCTCGAAATCTAATTTGGCATTTTTTCCAACATCTCTTTTATATTTTTTCGCAACGCTATTAGATTCTTTTACTCCTGCTACAGTAACGCTATGGTTAATAGTATCTCTTATATTTTCTATACCATTATATAAAGTAGACGCAAATGAACCAACAGAAGATTTGACATCAGAAACAAACCAATCACCAATTGGCTTTGCAACATTCCCGAAAAATGTACCAAGATTAGTCTTAATAGAATCTTTAAGATTTGAGAACATGGTAGTAACGCCACTTGTGTCCACGCCACCCATATCTACATTTCCACCGTTTCCAGTGAAAATATTCTTTACTGCTTGAGCGGCAGAATTTGCTTTGTTTCCAATATTAATTAATGCAGTTTGAAGATTGGAGCTTGATGTACTGGCGTTCTGTTGCATTTTTGTAAACGCATCAGCGAATGCCTCAAGAACAGCCTGAGCAACATTAATACCCTTTTCCTCTACATAATCATCGTTCTCCTGAAGCATCTTAGAAGAATCTGAAGAAATGGTAACCTGATCGGTTTTTGCCGCCGCATAGTTCTCCATTTCATTATTGAGACTATCTGTATACTCTTGATTTTCAGTATGGATATTTTCTATTTCAGCATTGGTCTTTGCATCATCTGTCTCAGTTTCATCAACATCATTTTCTTGTTTATTTTCAGAAGCGTTGTTGTCAGATTCAATCTTATAATCCGTTAAAGCTTCCTGATCATCAGCAATCATCTTTGCCGCTTGAACATAAGAATCAACTTGAGCTTGATCGCTCTCTTCAGCATTCTGAACAACAGCATCAGCATTTTCAAGCTTAAGCAATGTTGACTCCATATCAGCAATGTTCTCGCTTTCAAGTGCAGCCTTAGCGGCTTTAACTCTCTGCTCATAATACTGAATCTGAGATTGAAGAACTACGTTATTGTTTTCAAGCTCTTTAACCTTTGCGTCAATATCACCCTTAAGTTCTGCTTCTCTGGTCTTAATAAAGTTCTCATAAATTTCTTTATTTAACTCTACAGTGCCATCACCGTAAATCTTGGCATTCTCAAGAAGCTGTGGGAAATAATTAAACACATCATCCGATCCACTCATATCAAGATGAAGACCAGTAGTGTTTACCTTATTGATAAACTCAGCAAGCTGATTCATTTCACCACGAACATCCTTAAGAACATTCATAGTGTGATCCATTGAGAAGGGTTGATTTCCAAGGTTATAGAAAGAATTGATTAGCGCATCTATCTTTCCTCTAAGCTCATCTGGAATACCTTCTTCAGCGGCAAGCTCACGAAGTCTAAGAATCAACGAATCACTCTTTTCGTTAAGCAACATGGCAACAGCATTACGAAGCTCGTGTACACTTCCAGTGTGACCAATTAACTCTGGGAACTGCTGAAGAAGAGTATTAACAAGAGAAGTAAACTCTACGGAATCCTCTCTTATATCAACGCTCATCAATGTGGTGTATGCATCATGAAGAGTATTGATTTCTGACTCGACATCAGAGATAGCTTGTGTAAATGATCTTGCTTCATCACCTGCACGATCAAAATAAATCTTGTCAAGCTGATCAGCAATATCTTTAAGACCACCCTTAATATCATAGGTTGTGATACCAGAAAGAATTCTTAAAAACTCATTGAAAGCCGCTTTTGCTTCATCTGTCATATTTTCCAGACCATCAAGTCCAGATGTATTCCTAAGAAACTCTTGATAAAGTAATCCAAGTTGATCTTTAAGGTATGAGATTGCAATAGATGTTTGATCATCACTATCTGCAAACTGCTTCATATATGAAGATAAACCCGGAATTATTTGATTAAGTTTGTTATAAGTATCATAATCTTTCTCAATATCTTCCCAAAGTTTACCACCATGTTCACTGTCATTTGTAAGAGTGCTGATAACTTGACTTATTGTTTCGGCCTCAGACTTAACAGTATCCATATAGCTATTAAGATTAGTTTCTTGACCATCTACATATATAGAAAGATTAAGAAGCTTCTCAGTGTCAATTCTATGTTTGAGTTTTTCAAAGTCTGCTTGAATCTCATCAAGGCTTGCATTTTCATCTATATCAAGTGTGAGTGCAAGAGAAAGATCTTCCGAAGAAAGCGAACGTAACCAGTTATCAATTTCTTGCTTTTGATAAGTCCAGTTTCTATTATTGGTTAATCCAAGATCATCTACCCTATTTAAAAGAGATTGTCTTGTGTTACTAACAGTATCGTATTCTTTCTTCCATGCTTCTTCACGTTGCTCTAACCACGCTAAGCCCGCTTCCCCACCTGCTTCCGCATATAACTTGATAACATTATGCAGACCGCCTTTTATCATGTTAATAACATTATGATCGGGGACAAATCCATATGTTTCTAACAATGTTTGTTGTTCGGATTCATCAATACCATCCTGAATTATTCCAAGTAATTGTTCGTATTCAGAAATAGCAGAAGAGAATCCTTCATCATCAAGCATATCTGATATGGAATTAAATTGTGCTATAGCGTCTCCATAATGATTAACCGCATCTGAAAAAGAAACACCTTGATCTGTTAATTGAAGTATTAAACGTTTTTGAGCATTAGATATAGTATCTGGATTAACACTATAGCCACCAGACACAGCAGAAATAGACGCAATTGAACCATCCCATTTATACTTTATTTCTTCATTACTTCCCGCATCAATCCATACATCATGCTTAACTTCATTATATCTCTGAAGAATAGACTTCTGAGCATTAACAGCGCTATTATATATATTATTGATATACTCGTCAAAGCCTGCAACATCGACTCCAAGAGCTTCCAACATTACATCAAATTGTTCTTTGATCTTGGTAAGAGATGTTTCATTTACACCCTCTTCAGCAAGCCACGGAAATACTTCAACAAGAGAATTTCTTTCATCACCAGTAAGAGAGTAGATACTATCTATACCTTTTTCAATAAGAGCGATGTTGTTTTTGTATAAGTTAATATAACCAGAAGCATCCTCATCGGCAAGAAGCTGTTCAAGAGATGTAAACTTTTTAGAAGACATATAATCTTCATACATCTGAATGGCTTCTGTTGCAGATGTAGCATCAGCAGTTACTTTAGCCCAGATCTCTTTTTGATATTTACCGAAATCTTTAGTATATTCCTCAAGCTCATCTTGCGCTTTTTTAAATTTACCCGGATCAACACTATCATCAAAAAATCCTTCTACTTGTTTTGAAATATTAAATGCATTAGAAGATTCCTTTGCCTCGTCTTTTAACGCTCTAAGAACGGCAAGCAATTCTTCAGCACCTTCGACTTCAGATAATGTTGCCTCAAGATCATCCCACTTTTTATCAATAAGCGTATTAAGCATATCAATAGTAAGCTCACCACCATTAACAATTTCTGGGAATGAACCTGCAAGGGTTTCGTATAGATCAAGCTTATCTGAAGCAGACATTGTATAGAAGTTATCTATAGCATTGCCAAGCTTCTCCCATAAAGCAACTGCATCGTCTACTTGTTTTTTAGAAGATTCATCTGTAAGGAAAGAAGATAAAGATATAGGTTCGCCTTTTAATTTATCCTCATATTCTTGTCTTATAGCATCTATTGCACTAAATATAGTGAACCCTTCAGTATCAACATTTTCTTCGCGTATCTTCTTTATTCGTGCATAAAAATCAGTAAGTTCTTTTTCACTATTTATACTGTAAGTTTTATATAAATCTTCTAATTCGGTTTCTACAACACGATCATCACTATCAGAAATTCCAAATAATTCTTTAATGCTAATAAAATCATTAGAGTTATTATAATCATTATATATTTCTCTTTGCTTCTCGCTTGCGGCTTTAATAATGTTAAAGCCATAGTAATCAAATATATCATCAATAGAGGACTGGATTAGTTTTTTTTCATTATTATCTAAAGCTGTAGAACCAAGTATAGCAAATATAATATTAGTCTTTATTGAATTTATTGATTCCTCTACATCAGTTGCCAATCTACCACTAATTAAATCACCGTTATTGACGAAATCTGCATTGATTAAATCAGAAAGTGAATTTAATATTATCCCCGAACTATCATTAGATAAAGCAGTTGTAAACGCAGTTAATATAGAGTCTACATAATCATGTTGAGTAATTCCATCCGAAACAATTTTAGTGATATCAGATTCAGAAATACCAGAAAACAAATTAGATAATAATTGATAAAAAATATTATCACTTTTTAAAATATCAGAATCTGGTAATTTTGTGAAAGAAGACTCAAATTCAGCTATAAATAAACTTCGCATGTTATCTATATCAGTCATTGACTCTGTACGATATTCATCTAATTTAGCAAGTGCCTCATTCATATTATCATGATACATTTCTAAAGTACCATCTAAATTGAATAACGTACCACCATTATACATATCAATATCTAACATGCCAGTATCACGAAGAGCGTATACTACATCACTTGCAAGTATATTATATTTTTTTGAAAATTCATTTATTGAATCGTTTATTAACGATGGAATATTATTTCTGTTATCATTAAGATTGCCGTCTATAATAGAAAATATATTTTTTGCTAAATCAAAATAATCTGTTGGTGCTATATTCTCTTCGTATAAACCACCAGTTAATCTATTTTGAATATTTAAGTTGTTCTTTCTGATATTAGATGAGTCAAGGATTAAAACATTATTGGCTTTTTCTCTTTCGGCATCTAAAGCTTTATTAAGAAGATCAACATTATCCTTTACTTTTAAAATTACTCTACCCTGATCATCATATCCTTTTACGAGTCTTGGAAACATATCAGCTATCTGAGAAGATATATTATGATATTCATCAAACTCATCAGTTGTAAGACCAATATTATTACCAACAGAATCAACACCAGATGCAAGTTCTATATATCTCTCACGAAGCTTCTTAATACTTTCGCTGTTTTTTTTATATGTAGAATCAAGCGTTTCGAATTCACCAAAAGTAGATTTTACTTTTTCTGCTATTATATTAGACTCATTAGCCGCATTATATGCTACCTCAATAAGTTTACTAATTCCATAACTTACAGCTGCAAAAATGGCGGTCATACCTATGTTACCAAGCAAAGATATTGAACTCTTTAAAATATTATTAAATAAGTTACCAGACTTTCCAGTTTTTGTAAATGCCTGTGCCAACCCATTCGATGTTACAATTGCATCTTTTTGCGAATTCGTAAACTTATTTAAAACATCATCTGATAACGTTAAATCTTTTCCATATTTTTCAACAGCCGCATTAAGAGCCGTTTGTGTATTATATGATGCGTCAGAAGTTAAAAGCCTCTCAGCTTCGGCTCTTATCTTTTCATATTTTCCAAGTGTATCATTAGATATAGATAATTTAAAACCAGATTTGTTTCTTTTAAAAAATTGACCTATATTAGATAATGAATCCCCAATCTCAGATACTCTTTTTCCAAAGATGGTAATCTTTTTTATGCCATCTGCGCTCACTATAGTTCCAAAAGCACCAAGCTTCTTATATGTTAATAACGCTCCTAAAGCAGCAAAAACACTTTTTTGCTGACCAATAGTATTTATGAATTTTACAAATTGCGTAATTAAATCAGTAAAGAATTTAATTACATCAGAATCTATTAAACCATTCCAAAATTCTTGTACTTGGTTTTGTAATAAAGTGAGTTTATTAGTTATGCTATCAAGATATTTATCAAGTTCTTGCTGTGCAGAACCAACATAATCATTTGCAGAAGATTCGAATGCCTCTTTTAATGTATCTGGACTGGATAATATACTTGCGGCAATATTAGCTCTGTTTTTTCCTGCTATCGTCTCTAATAGAAGGTTGACATTGTTGCTTTGTGTTTTTTTATCAGTATCAGCTATTTCTTTATATATTTCTGCTATACCAAGAAGTATTTCGTAGGTACTTTTATAATTCCCAGTATTTGTAAGTATATCAAAACCCTTAAAACCATTAGATGCAACTTTTGTAGCATTCATAATGGTGTCTCTTAATTTAGATGTTGTTGTCATAAAACCATCAACATCTTCACCAAGATCTTGAAGTTGTTGTTTTGCTTCTTTTGTACCAGTTAACCTTAATGCAATTGTTCTGATTCCCTTACCTACAGAAGTTGGATCTTGTGCTATGCGGTTACCCGCAGTAATTAATGCTATGCTTTCATCAAGTGTATTATTAGCAGTCTGCAAAGCAGAAGCAGAATCTTGTAATGCAACAGACAGCCCTTCAGTAGAAATAGCAAAGTTATTACCAATAAGATTCATCTTATTTACAAGATCTATTTTTTCTATATCATCATACGCCTGAGACATAGATATGAGCGCTTCTGTTGCGGCATCAATTGATTGGAATTCTGATACATTAAATAAGATATTTGCTGTTTCAGCAGACTTCTTTGCTTCAGCAATAGATTCACCAAGTCTTAAAAAATCTGCGGCAGATTTTTGAATTTGTAGACCTGTCGTGCCGACAGTCTCTCCAATATCAAAGCTTGCCTTTTTGAAATTCTCTAACACCGCAATAGAATCATTACTTACTTTTCTTAACTCAACAAAAGCATCATCATATTGTTGAATGACTCCAATGCCCTGTCTAACTAAACCGATTATCCTTAATGGATTAAGGAAGTTACCGACCCAGTATGCCGCCACATCGCCAATTTTCTTTTTTAACTTATCTAATACACCTGATAAACCAACAAGTTGTTTACCTGCATCCTTTGTAGAATAGGACACATTTGAAGACAATTTATTCCAAGTAAATACAACATTTTGTAAACTTCCATCATATTGTTTTACTTGTCCTGTTAAACGATAAATCCCTTCCTGCTGTTTTGATGTATCAAGTTCAAGTTCTTTTGTTACCTTTTTACCCATTCCTGACAACTGGCTTTGAGCAAGAGATTTGAAATCGTTTTCACTTGATACTTTTTTAGTAAGGAATGTGCCGTTAGACTGATATTTTAATGTTGATTGTATGATTCTATTTTCTTTTTCAAGTTCATTTACTTGATCTTCGGTAAGCTTATTACCATTTTTAATAAGATCATTAATAATTGAATAATTTGATTTTATTTGATTTAATATTTCTGTGTGCTTACTTCCAAAGTCACTATTTTCCCATTGTTTTGTATTATTTTCAAGAGCGTCATATGCATTTCTCGCTCTGTGTATAAGATCAATATCATTCTGGAAATCTTTATCATTAAGTAATTTTATTTTATTATTTGCGACCTCATTGTTAAGACGAGTAAGCTCAGTTTTAAATATCTCAAATGCCTCAATTCTATCATTATCAGAAAGATCAACATTTGACATAATATTAAATTCTTCAAGAAGCGACTTGACTTTTCCCTGAGTTTTTTCCGATGAAATAGAAAACGCATCTAATTCTTTTTGGATTTTTACTATTTGATTTAAGAACGCACCATTATCAACACCATCATTAATGGATTTTAGTGTTTTTTTTATATTCTTATCTTCTTCTGATTCATAGTTCTTAACTGATTCAGTAACTTTAAAAATAGAATCATTGGCTGACTTAACCGCTGAATCAATCTGCTTTATCTGCGAGACCGTTGTTCCGGCAAGTTTCTTCATATTCTCAAGATTATTCTGAGCTTTATTAAAACTTTCAACGGTTTCATCTGAAACAGCGCCACTATTATTTAATTCAGATTTATATTGATTAGTATCCCTGTTATACTCTTTTAATGCATCACTTATTTTTAACTGATTTTCTCGCTGTATGCTTTCTTTAGCTTCTTTTGTAACAGAAGAAGGTTTGCTAATAATATTGGCAAGATTCTTTAATTCATCAGTTTTATTGAGTAAATCATTGATAGAAGATAGTACATTGTTAAGAGAAGAGTATGACTTATTCCCTTTTATATTTCCAAGATTATCAAAACCAGTTTTTATTGATACAGTTGCTTGATTAAATGATTCTGCTTTTTTGATTGACGGGAAAGCGTTTATCAAGGATGAGAGTTTTTCAAAACCAGTATCGTCAAAATTAAGAGACTTTACTTTTTCAAGTTTACCAAGCGCCTCTTTTATTGTAGCAATATTCTTTGAAAACGCACTTAAACTTTCAGGTGTTTTCTTGGATATATTATTAAGAAACTTTATTATATTAGAAAAATCTACGTCTTTTACTGATATTTGACTAATGGTATTAATAGCATCAATAATCTTCTGAAGATTACCTAAAGACCCTTCGTTGCCACCTTGAGATAAAGTATTTATAGCATTAGTTATTGTCTCAATAGCATCTGCCATAATATAGAATTCTTCAATTTCTTTATTCAATACGCTTTCCGCATAAGCACCTTCTTCAATTATAGCATCAGTCTTTCGGTTTACAGCATCAGTAACTTCTGATATTTTCAGCTTTAATTCATCAAATTTTTGATTCTCTTTATTTACAGAAGTATCAACCGCCTGTTGTTCGTTGTTTAAACTATCAGATGCAGGAGATACCTGCTGTGGTAGTTGTACCTGCTGTGGTAATTGTAGTTGATTTGAATCACCAACTAATTCATCAAATGCACTCTTAAGTTTTTCAACAGATAAAATGGTCTTTGAATACTGATCGCCAAGTTCTCCGAATATTCTTTTTGCACTTTCAACATTCTCTGTTGTAATTTTATATTCTTCAGAATATTCGTTTTCAAGTGCTCCATTAAGCATATTGTTAGCTTCAACAATCATATTACTAATTCTATCATAATCATCACCCATAATATTATGATCATCATTATAATTGTTGTCTAACTCATATTCAATTTCTGCAAGAGCTTTACCTAAAACAAGAGTTTTTTCCGTTGATAGATCTAATTGATTGATCAAATCTTTAAAGAATTCTAAATCCAATTGCAGATTTCCAAACCAACTATCTTCAAACTGTAGATCTTTATATCTGTTAAAGTTTTCAAACTCGCTAAGATATTGTCTGAATTCATCAATAGAACGTTCATTGCCTTTTGACCCATATGAACTTGGAGAAATACCAGGAAGGAAATATCCAGTCTGACTAACAAGTTTATTTACATCAAAAATTTTACCGCTATTAGATGTATCTTGAGCCTTATCTTTTAATTTGGTCATTAAATCATAAGACTGCATTATTCTTTCTTCTAATACTGTAAAATAATCTGTAAGCGTACTTAAATAACTTGGAGCTTTCTTTTCTCTAACTGCATCAAATAATTGTCTTAAAGCATCTTGCGTAGTACCAGATAAATCAAAGGTTGTTCCCAATGCCGCATTCATATCATTAAGCGCGGCAATAATATCAATATCTCCTTTATTTCTTCTGAAAACATTAAAACCAACAGACTGTCTTAGATTATTCCAATTATCACCAAATTCTTCGGCGTCTCCTCTGGAAATATTTATTTTACGTCCTTTTAAATACGATTTGATTTTTTGAGGAGTATCATTAAACTGTGCATCTAATTTCTTCTGTTCTTTATATACATTTGCATCATCTTCAAAAATTCTTCTTATTGGACTTAAGTCAATATCTTTTGCACCAAGACTCAGTTCCTTAAACATTTTAAATAATGCATCTTGCAAATCAACAACAGAATCCTTTGTTAGATTCATTTCACCAGAAATAGCAGTAGATAATTTGTGAACCTCATTTTTAATTTTGTTATAATCAATTATATTGCGATCAACTTCGATGGTTTCTGTTGGATTATTTATAGCAGTTTTTATCTCGTCAAGTATATCACTTTCACCCGACAGCACCTTATTAGTATTAACACTTTGGAATCTATTTTTTTCAAGGGCATTATATCCGACATTATCAAAATACTCATTTATAGATTGATAATAGTATTCTATGCCACTATGAACATCTTCTTTAAGATTGTCTAATTCTTGATGCGCCGAATACCAATCATTACGCATTTCATTTACTATATCGCTTAAAAATCTTATTTTGTCATTTGATAATTGCGAAGAAAATTTTTCACTTTTATAAAACTTTTCTGCCGCCATTATCATTTTTGGATCTATTAAACTATTATAATTAAATGCATCATTAATAGCACTTTTAATATTAACCCTATTTCTGGGAAGACTAACTAACATTTTTTCTATTTCATCTTTAGAAAAACGATAGTCGTCTTCTTTATTCATATTTTGATATTCAGCATAAAAATCACGCGTACTTTTAATTTTTCTTATAGATTCGGTTATTTTTTTCTTTAAATTCTCGATCCCGCCCAAATAATCATCAATAAATTTTTGAGCATTTTCTGCTATTTCCCTATTAATTTCATCAGGGGTAGCATCAAAAGGATCATCCTTGATATCTTGATTTTTTGATGCGTTATTTACAGATATATCTACAGGAATTTCGCCAACATTGCTTTTTATTTTTTCGCCAAAACTTTCAAGAGATTTTGTAGATGGGGTAATATTTATCCCCATGCCAATGCCTACTCTATCAAGATCCGCGCTTATTTCATCCAAATCAGACTGAAACTTATTAGGATCATTAATTACTGGCCTTGAATTTATACCAATAGTTGCATTATCTTCGTCTAATTTTTTTTGAGCTTCATCTACAAAAGCATCCGAATTTATTATTGGTTTAACCTCGATACCTGCTTTTGCACCAGATTCTTTTAGTATATTTGTAACATCATCAGCGAACCCTTTAGGATCAGAAATGGTTGGCTTCGCTTCTACACCAACAGTCATATCTGACGGAAGAGTGTCTGATAATATGTCTTCAATTTTAATTGTATTTCTAAAAGAAAACTTTAATGTCTTGCCGATTTCATCAGCAAGAGTTTCAAGAGAACTAAGTTCTTTTTTTAACGAATTTTTATCAATTAAAGAACCAATGTTTATTGACCCAATATCATCAATACCAACAAACTCATGTTGTATTTTTTTGATTGTATTTAAAAGAACCTCTACGTCCTTTATTTTATCTGAAGAAAAAGAGCTTTTAGTAATTAACTTACCAAAATCAAAAGATCGTAAATCCAGATTCTTAAACTCTTTATCTGCTTGTTTTAAGGTGTTTGCTAAAACAAGCATTTGCTTTTGATATGTGGTTATTAAATTATCATCTTTGTTTGTCTTGCTTAATTCAGCATTTAATTTTTGTGATACAGATAATAACGCAGGTAACAAGTCTTTTTTGGAATCCCATTTTCCACTTGCTAATTTGTTTATTCTTTGTAAATTTTCTACTATCTGCAAAAGATCTTTAATCTTACCATCTGTTTTTGTGGTAATCTCTACTTTCGCATTCTTTTTAAGTTCATCAATTTGATTCTTAAGATTATCATTATTTAATGAAATAAATATTTCGTGCTTATATGCCATATTTAATCACCTCACTGATAAAGACCCATTTTTCTCATTTCTATATTAAAAAAATTATCAAATACCGCATTGTTTTTAATATACGTTTTATTAAGATCTTTAATCATTTTATCTGTTTGTATATTTAATTTACCCTTTTTGGATATAAAACCAGAAAAGTGTTTTGCGGTACTGTATCCCATATCATATTCGTGAACACCAATTTTTGGTTCTGTTTTCCTTGGTATCCATCTTGATAGATTACCCCATCTGTTTATATGTCTGCCAGTGTCGTAATATGTTGGGTTTCCATGCAACCATGTGTTCCTATTTTCGGTTCGTGTAAAGCCATGAATAAAACCTCCATAAGAACGCTCAAAAACCCATTCCTTACCACCCGCACCGGGATCATACGGATTAAAATCAGCATGATATGGATTTCCTTCTATATATTTACCATCTATATCCATAGTTATTTTCATATTCAAATAGCTTCCGCTTTTTTTTAGATTAAAGATCTGACTTTTATAAGCACCACCGTGAAAAGGAGAGTTGGTTGCCGCCTCGTACAAACTATATGTTCTTCTATAATACTTTGGTGTATAGTCTTTATAAAAGATATCAATTGTACGTTTATAACAGTCGTACATTTTTTTTGATATTTCTTCACTATATGCAATTAAAGCTTTTTCTGCGGCCTTTTCCACATCCTTCTCTATCTGATCAAATGTTCTGTCTTTTGCCATTTTTCACCCTCCACAAACCTGCGAAATATCGGGGTTCTTGAAGGGTGAAAAACCCCATCAAATAATTTTTTGATTCCCGATGTTTCTCATTGTTTTAATCTTTACTCCTTATTAGTTCCAGTGAGATTAGCCAACTTATCAATGATCTCACTAAAACCATTCGGATCTTCCTCAATCGCTTCCATAAAACCCTCAATGAATTTTCCTGCAAACGTACTAACAGCCATCTTTATATTATCAATTGTACTTACAATATTTCTTTCATTCTCTAATTCGTCACTAAGACACATATCTAAAATTGTAGAAATCATATCTACCTCTTTCTCAGGAATGAAATGGAATATAATATCAACACCACCATTCTCAGAGAGAGTATCAAATGACTCCACAGATTTTTCAAAATCAATCTCAATATCTGTATACGCATCAATTACACTCAGGCAGAAGAGCATATATCTGGCAGGAGAGTTCATACTGAATACCTTCTTGTTCTCTCCGAATCTCTCCGCATCAATATAGCATGTGGCATTAATAATCCTTCTTGCTATATCACACTTCTGAGCATACGAGATATACTTCTTATTAATATGCGTAGTCACATACTTACTCACCATATCATCCTTGTTGTCAGTATCAGTGCGAAGATCAGTGAGCCTCTTCAATCCTATTGCAAAATTCTTTGCAGAAACCTTTTTTGCCATCGTGTTTTCCAATACGTTATTATTCATTTCACTCATTATATTATTCTCCTTTTATCACATTATTTAAAATCATAAAAATATTTGGCTTTTCTAACCGTTTTGAAATGCTGTGCTAAACAATCCTTACACAACATTCGACCGTCACTATACACATATAAATCCTCTGGCATGAATTCCTTATTGCAATCATCACAAGTGCAAATCTCTATCATATAATATGGACACGCCATAGCTAAACAACCAGTCCTACAATCAGCACATTCTGTGTCATACAGTATCATTTTTAATTTTCTCCTTTGTGCATACATGATGATCATCTACATATATTATTTCTTCTTGTATCTTTCCAATTTTTGCATTGTTCAGCAGACTACAATTCTTACTGTATCTACTACACAATTTGCATCTATCTTCAAATGTATTTAATTTCTCTCTATTAGAGAATATCCCAATATAGTCAACGGGATATATCTTTATTTCAATATGAGGATTCTTTGTATCATACAGAATCCCATTCACACGTTCACAAACCACATTATCATCAACCCAAATAAGTTGCGACTCTGTGATTGAATCTTTTAATAACTTAAAATAATTATCAGGATCTTTATCAATCCTGTCAAAATAGAAAAAACAGTCCATATAAAAATGTTGGAACTTGTCAAGTGGCAAGTCCCAACATTGTTCTTTAATCTGTTGTTTAACGTATTTTATAAAATCTCTTTTATAATCCTTGGCCTCTTTTGTCTCATACACCATCGCCATAGGCTTTCCATTTTTTATAACAGCTCTATGAGCAAGATAGTGATTCACCGATGGTGGAATAGGAGAGGAGAGAAAGAGACAATCTTTATTCTCACTTGTACTCATTATTTATCACCCATACTACAACATTCTATTACCATCATTAAAGTTTACACTTCGCTTGGATCTTCGGCTTTATCACCATCATTAACAGAAAGCAACCTGTTGATTGTGTCACGAGCTTCCTCAGTTAAATTATTTCCATCAAAAATAATTGACTTTATCCATTTAGGAGCAAACCCATCTTCTATTAAACCATTGATCATTAAGTCTATATCTGGATCAATCAACCCCAAATACTTAAAACGAGCCTCATCAGTTAAATAAGATTCATCACCTGTGTTCTCATCATGAAGCAAGTCATTAATTCTTTCCCTTGTCTCTATGGTTAAACGACTCAGTTCATCAATCATGTCATTTTACCCCACTACGCTTATTCTTCTTTTAATCTCACTGTAATTAAATAAACATTTTTCCCATTAAAAACAATTGGTTCTGAAGACATAATACTCATATCATTCAAGAATGATACCCATTCAGCAGGAGGTTCATCACTGTGAAGCATAAGCGACAATTCAATATAATTGTATCTGTCCTGTGGGGCAACATAAGACTCATCATTCTCATCAATATCAGCAATAGCCTTTCCGTTAATAATCTCAATGACTCTTTGCTGTGCTTCTGCTGTTAATGCAACCCAGTCAACATAAATCTCATCACCAATATTATTTGCGCTCGTGCTTTCTACATTATAAATTTCATCAGCCAAAACAATCACCCCCCACTTATATTATGTAATAGGAATGGTCTCACGAGAGATTTCTGTACCACATGCAGAACAATAAACTACAGAATCATAACTGGTTGCGGTTTCGTTTTCTCTCACAGGTTCACCCGGAGTATGAACACTACTATCATATCCAGTTGAAACAGTTCTACGAGAGATCTCTTCACCACAGACTTTACAATACACAACTCTTTCATAGCTTCCTTCAATAGAACACGTTCCTGCAATTACATTTTCTCTTACAACATTACCACTTGTGTGAGCCTTCTTTTCAGATGGCCTTGACTCTCTGGCGATCTCCTGACCACAGAAACGGCAATAAGTTACCAAATCATTTATTCCTTCGGCAGTACAAGTAGCGGCCTTTTTGACCTCAACCTTCGTATATCCCGCAACATGATCTCGCACTGGTATTGTTACATTCTTATACTGTGTAGTAAAAGCACTATTTGTAAAAGTGGCAACATATTGCATCTCACCAGTTTCTGAACAAGTAGCAGATGATATTGTTGTAGAAGTCGTATTCACTGTCTCGGTTTCAGCACCATCCTCATCTATATTATCATCACCAATCAATCTTTTATTATAACCAATTAAATTTGCATTTCTTATGCGTGTCTGATTATTCGTAGGCGTTTTAGTAAAAAGATAATAGTTCTTGACATTATTATTTCCAATACCACCTAATATCTTTTTGAATATTTTCTTCCCATTTGTTGTAGCATATACACCATCCACATCAATGTTACTATTGGGAATTTCTTCTCTCTCAGCAGTAACAGTGCTGTTATCCTGCGCCCACGAATATGTCGGTGCATAGTATTGTTTCATGTTCCTGTCTCCATTTTATTATTCATTTGTTTCAAACAAATATAATACAAGCCAATGCTCACAAGGACTAATAGCCGCATCTGTTGGATTATAAATTGCATACAAAGCCGTTAACGGTTTTGGATCAATAATAAACTTACCATCATTATCTGTTTTTAATATAGGCATTATCTCTGTAGATAATAATCCACTTGACAAAGCCAGAGCAGGCTGTGTATATATTAATTTCAAGTTGGCAGGATTACCAAATTCAAATGGGGCTACCTGTGCTATTATTTTGTATGATGTATTAGGCTTTATTTTATCAATATCACCATATGCCTTGTAATCACCATCAGCTTTTGCTATATGTGTATTTAAAATATTAGCCAATGGAATACGATCAATAACAGAAGAATTAGAACTAACTGATCTGATAGAATATATTAGCCTAATATACAGCATACCATCATTACATTTGCCACCATTTAATAATCTCTGATATGTCTCTCTTCCATCAGCAGTTAATTCACTTAAATTATCTATATTCATGATATGTATTAGCTCCTTCCTCGGATACTTCAGACGTATGATTCGGTACATCAGCATCGTTGTCTACCACTACCCATGTATACGATTCTGGTTCACATATAGTGTGAACAAAACTATTTTCACCACCGTGTTCCTCATAATCCCTTATCAAACCAATAAAAGCTTCTTTTTCCATAGCAGTCCACTGTTTATCTACGCTATACTTTCTGTATCGTTGTGCTATCTTATCTTTAAGATCCGCTCTCTTTGTAGCGTTCGTCTTATCAATCATTGAGTCGAATTTTTCATTCAATCTTGCCATAGCCATAGTTAGTTTATCTATATCTGCCTTTAAAGCACTATTATGATTCTTGGATTCTTCAATCATGTTCGTCTGACTTTTTTCCACTTCATCTAATCTTCCAATCGTTTTTATCAATAAGTCATGTTCTTCGTTCCTCTTTCTTACACGTTTGAACTCAATACCGAACTGTCCAATGAACCACTTCACAGATTCTATTACTACCTTTAACCCTCCTACAACAATAAGAATACTGAGTAGGAGAGTAGGCAAGTCGATATTGAGTGCTTCTTTCAACTCGCTCATTGTTTTTATTATTCCCTTCTTGAAGCGTTTTTGTTATATTTGTGATACTAAGTGTTGGTTATAATATGTAATGTATATTACTGATATATTGGTGAGTTGTAATAGAGGTTGATATAGGTTGTATACATGTTAATCCTTTCTTATTTATAACCATTATCCGATATTTGGTGAGCCATATATATAACCATCGTTTCCTACCCATAAAGAATCTAAACGAACTGTCACACTACCAAATGTAATAGTTGCATCTAACGTTCCTATACAAACCACTTCATTTTCATTTGACGATGTTTCCCCCGTAGGTAAAAACATAAACAAGCTACCGACCGGATGTATTACTGGCTCACCGCTCACAACAGCACGATAAAGGAAAACATCACAAACAGATTCGGGAACATTCAATGTAGAATTTGCCGTGATATTACACCTCATAGACATATAGCCCGTAAGCGCAGTGTCAGGCGTATATATTAAACTTTGTGGAACGTATTCGGGAGATTCGCCATTTAGGACAACATCACCAGATGCGATTAAATCGGGCAAAAACCGTCCGCCCTGCTTCATCTCTTCCAGTTCAGCCGCACTCACACTAACCTCATTCTCAGTACCCTTCCCAAGAGTAAGTCCACCAGTAGCCTCTAAC